CCTTCAATCCAGTCTTAAACATCGAACGCCTAACCTCGGTTAAAACCTTTGTAGCTTTATCCATCGCCAGCTTAATTGCTTCTGTGTATGGATCAGGAGTCTTCATTGTCTCTTCGATCTTCTTAATATCCCGTTCAAATGCGCTTAAAATCATCGGCAGCATGATATAAGATTTCACAAGTTGAATTTCTTCTTCCGTAACTAATGCGCTCATATTGTTCACCTCAATAAGAACATTTGTTCCTATTATATGCAGGTCAGTTTGTTTAATCAACTGTAATTATCACCAGAAGTCGCTTGCCTGTACGTCATAGCCGTGTTTCCTCAATATAGAGATTATCTTCTGTTTCGATTCAATCTGCGCTTTAGAACTATCCCTTGTACCATCACAAAGTCTAGTTAGAACATTCCGACTTAATCCACTCTGTTTAACTATCGTTTCTTGACTGATTCCATTGGCATCTAAAAACATTCCTAATGGCGATCTATTCTTTCCCAATCCACGCATATCCATCCCCCCTATTCAAGAGGGTGGACAATCTATGAAAATTTTAATCATTAGTTGAAGAATAATGACCAAGCCATAGCCAATAGAGTTAGGTATACACGGTGCGACAGGAGGTATACACCTTGCATACAAAAGTAGACTTCCGATTAAGAAAGGAACTAGATGCCGATCTGATCCGAGCTACTTCACATCTGAACAAGGGCGATCTGAATCAACTATGTAAAGACGGATTAAGGTTAATGCTAGGCATCTGCACAACAAGAAAGTCCATTATTACAGAGCAACCTATATTGCAGCCTAAAACCATCCCATCTAAGCCAGCGGTGTTTATCCCAAAACGAAAGGATGATGTTCAATGATCGGAATGGCATCTTTATTTACAGTGGCAGGAGTAGCAGGGGTTAGCGCACTGACAGAACATTTGTTGGAGAGATTCGGGCATGGCGATAAAGTTGTTTTTGTTAAGATCGCTGGTTACTGCATATGCGCTTATGTTGCTTGGGACGTTTGGTTTGATCTCGTCCATTATGTGAGTACGATGTTCGGAGTCAGGCTATAATTACGCTCCTAATTAAGCTACTAGGTTTCTTTCATGCTAACTTCATCTGGGCTACTAATTAGGTCATTAGATAGGAGCGTATCTCTAAGTCACTAGTACAAGGTGGACAATAGAATCTGACTGGGTTTTGAAATCTGTTTAAAAAGAGGTGGCTCGATGCTAATAGGATTGAGCATAGCAACGGCTGCTTGCTTCGGCGGAGCGTTTGCGGTGTATCGGACGTTGCCAGCGCCAGCAGCTCGAATCAAGCTGAATCAAATGTTTAGACTGGGGGATATATGCTTTAAGCGGAAACCGCACAAGGGTAAGGAGATCAAGAAATTCCCGATTATCCAACGAGTCACGGAAAAGGCTTCATGTATTGAAATGGTCTTTTCGATACCGACAGGATTGGACCCGAAAGAGATATATAAACATGATTGGTTGTTTAAACAAACCTTTGGTAACGAGATCAATCTTAAGGGAGATGCTAAAACATTTGTTCTAAACATATATAACGAGGGAATAAAACCGTTTTACTATGACCTGCCTTTAATGATGCAGCAACTTAAGAAACACAGGCTTGGCATCGTGGTCGGAGAAAGCAGAGACAAATTTGAATCATACGACATGACTAAACGCCCGCATCTCCTTATTGCAGGAGAAACAGGCAGCGGGAAGTCTACACAACTGAGATCGATTCTAACCACGTTAATTCACGGCTACGAGCCCGAACAACTGGAACTATATCTTGGAGACTTAAAGCGCAGTGAGTTCTTTCTGTTTGATCGTGTCGAGCATGTGAAAGCGAACGTGGTGGATGCCAAAGCACTTTACCGAACCTTGCTGCAGATAAGTAAGGAAATGAAACGGCGAGGGGATCTGCTGCATGAAGCTGAGGTTGCACATGTTGATGATCTAGACGATAAGTTACCATACATGGTTGTGTGCATTGATGAATTTGCGTTGCTGAAAAAGGAAAAAGACATCATGGAGATCGTAGAGGAAATATCCTCAATCGGTCGTGCGCTTGGTGTCTTCCTGATCCTCTCCTGTTTACGACCTGATGCAGAAGTGCTGGACGGTAAGTTAAAGCAGAATCTAACGGTCCGTATGGCGTTTAAGCATGCTGATGCAATCAACAGCCGTATTACCATTGGCACTGATGAAGCAGCTGACATACGGCAGTCAGACAGCGGCAGGATGTATCTCAAAATGGATGGGCTCAAACTAGTGCAAGCACCACACTTGGAACTGGAAGACGCAAAGAAACTGCTAGAGCCGTTCAAGAAACGTAAAGCACCAAAGGAAGAACCGACTGACAAGAACATAGACACATGGGGTGTTTTAGATGAATGAACGTGACCGAGCGATTATAAGCGATCTAGAGCGGTTCAGATGTTTGCAAAGGGATGACATTGTTGATCTACACTTCAAAGGCATAAAGAACGGTGTAGATCGGGCTAATAAGGTACTGAAACGTCTTAGACGTGATGGATATATTGACTGCAGCACTGAACGTAGAATGTATATGTACTTTCCCAAGCCAAGCATCAAAAAGGACAGTGCAAAGATAGCCCATTTCCAAGCGATCGCAAAGTTCTATAAAGAAGCGAGCGTGATTGAAAAGCCAAGAATATTCATCGTTGAACCGAAGTACGGAAAAGGCAATCCCGAACCTGATGTGTTTATGATTTGGAGACGCACACCGTTTTATGTGGAGATACAGAGAAGTGTATACAGCCATAAAGTCATGACCGAGAAGATGAACCGATACGAGCGGTACTTTAACGGTGAGGAATGGAAGCTGGAGTCATGGCAACCGACTGACAAAAAGATATTCCCGTTCATATGGATCTTATCTGAAACCGCCTACAACATCGATACTCCATTTAAGGTACTTCAAACTAGGACTGTCGTTGAGTTGGGAAAGTAGGATCAAGAAGAGTCATCCCACATCTCATCCCATACTCATCCCATATGAACGTTATTTGATTATGGGAAACTACGAAAAACACAAGGGCACTAATTTAAACAAGAATAGCCACAAACCCTTTTGTATCAAGGGTTTGTGGCAAATAGGATCTAATCATGGGAAACATAGGTGTAATGCGTAAGGAATGGGCGGCATGATGTAAAATCGTTAATAATCCCTTGTACTGCAAGGAATTATACGATTTAATGCTTGTACATCCCATATTCATCCCATATTTTCCGTGGGAGATTAATGAGGGAGGCTCTGCATGAGTTGTGAAAACTTATGTGCAGCCTCTTTCTTTTTCGTTTTAGTGACATGTAGATAAACATTTCTTGTCGTTTGGTCATCTTGATGACCTAGGCGTTCCATTATCGCTTCTAGTGATACACCTGCCTCAGCAAGCAGTGAAGTATGAGTATGTCGAAGAGAATGCGGAGATAGGTCAGTGCTGAGCTTGCAAAGCTTCAAAAGTCTTGCCATGCGGATTTCAATTTTTTTGATTTGTTCTGGATAACCGGCATGGGCTTCGCTTGTTTTTACAATCACAAAATCTTTATCATGGTATGTGCTTCTAAACCTCATATGCAGCTCCTTTTGAGCCGCTCGATGAGCTAAAAGTATTTCACTGAGCACATTATCTATTTCGATCATCCTGACAGAACTTTTCGTTTTTGGAGTGAGAAGTGAGTACTTTAAAGTGTTATTCGTTGGATTATATAAAGTTTTTGTGATGCTTATTGTATGTTCTTCAAAGTTAATATCAGCCCACTTTAGAGCGCACAATTCCCCAGCACGCATGCCAGTGTACGCTAACAACATGAATATTACGTAATCTTGCTCTAATCCCATTGTTTTGGCGGCAATAAGAAAATTAGCTAACTCTTCCTTTTCTAAATATTTGACTGCCTCTTTTTCCTTTTCTAGTTGTTCAACGGTTTTTTGTACTCTAGGCACTACAGCAAACTCTGTTGGATCCTTTTTGATAAGTTTTAATTCGATGGCTTTTTTAAATATCATCCTCGCTGTACGGTGAACTCCATCAATCGTATTTTCTGCATATCCTTGTTTGTGAAGATCATGCAAAGCGTTTTGATACTGTCTATTTGTGATATCTTTGATAGGTATCTTCGCAAAATGTTGGTTCAATCTTCCGATTTCATGCTTTCTAACTCTACCTGTGCTGATTTTAACCTTCCCTGTACTCATGTAAATGTTGAACCATTCTTTTGCACACTCCTCAAAAGTTATTCTTTTTTCATCCACATATGTTCCGTTGTGAATTTCTAACTCCGCAGCAGCTGCTGCAAGTTCAGCCTCTTTCTTTGTACGAAAACCTCCCCTTTCAATAAGCTTTCTTTTTCCTGTTAAAGGATTTACCCCTGTATAGATGCGATAACTCCAAGTTGCACCACACCTACACTTTTTACTCGATTTATCACATTTGCAATTGTTTTGTCTGAATGAAGCCATGTATTTTCTCCTTTCATTTAGTAAAAGCGATGTAAGTTTATCGGCACTTCGCTCCTACATAAAAAATGCGTAGTTGATTCATCAGGTTCAGGTTTATTGTCACCAATCAAAAGATGAACCGCAAAATTGTTAGCTTCTCTTTCGATTCTATCCACTGAAAATAACGTTTGTTTCTTAAGAAAAGGAGTATTAACTTCTGGATGTAAAATAAAGTGTCCTAATTCATGAGCGCAAGTGAAGCGAGAGTCGAATTCTGTAAGCTCATTGTTTATATGAATCATTGGTATGCGAACATATTTGTTGTAGTAACCCCAGATGTCACCAAGTTCCTCAAAGAACAAAAGAATGTTTTTTTGTTTAACTATTTCAAAGGGGTCATTCGTACCATATTTATTCAGTAATCCAACAACTTCTCGTTGCGCTCGATTCATCAACTACCCTCCAGTTACCTGTATTTATTTGGAGTGAATTTCTTTTTAGCTATTTGTTTTGCCACCCTTAAAGAATTTTCGAGTGAGATTCTTAATAATTCCCTCTGATCTTCATTTATATCTAATGATTCTCCGTGAAAAGCAAGGTTAGTGTCTGACTCTAGAGCGGACATTAACTTCTCAAGTTCTTTTGCAATGTCAGCTTCATCTTTTTTGTTAATTGAGTAATACGTCGTGCTTTCTTTAATCATCGCCATCCCTCTGTCTTCTTTTAATCCAAGAAGGTAATCCACACTTACTTCAAAAATCTCTGCTAATTTAGCTGCGTTTTCTGCACTCAGTCTTTTGGCTCCTTTTTCTATATCGTAATAATATTGCGCTGAAATACCGAGTATGTCGGCTACCTCAGTACCACTCATTTTTCTTTCTTTTCTAATTTCCTTTATATTCACTTTAAAAACTCCTTCATCTAATTGATTAATATTACTTTGCACTAATATTATCAACAAATAGATGAAAAATCAATAAAATGTTAAAACAATACAGCGTATATTTAAGCGTATTGAAGAAAAATATAGATATAGTTGGGTTTTATTACTAATACGACAAATTATTCAACTATTTGATTAATTCTACTATTTGTTTAAATTAATCAAATAGATTAATATTTTCCTAGGAGGTGAACTACATTGAAGATGTCTAACGAGATCAAAAAAGTATTGCAAGAAAAGGAAATGACTGCTTCCGATCTCGCCCGCATGATTGGATATTCCCCTCAGTACATACACAATTTACTCGACGGAAACCGGAGATGGAATGAGACCACAATCGAAAAGACGTGTCAGGCTTTGGGGTTGGAATTGCAAGTAAAAAGTTGCAATTAGAAAGGAGGAGGAAAATGAAACAGGCCAAATATCTTCGACCAAAGGACATTTGCGAAGCTCTTGGTTGTTCAACCCAATATGTAAGCGAGCTATTAAAAAGACCTTTAAGTAATGGTGGAATGCCTTGCATTCGGTTAAGTCAAAGAATGATATTAATTGATCCTGCAGATTTCAAAGAGTGGGAAGAACGAATGAAGGGAGTTAACAAATGAATCTATCAGATGTGCTAGAAGTATGCAGAACGAATGACTTTGATGATGTGAATGATCTACTGTCCACTGGCAAGTGGAAGATTGCACACGAGCTGTTTGACGAGTATGGAAACATAGAACTTATTTTGTATAGAACAAAGCGCTGAAAGGAGATTTATATGAACCAATTACAAGTTATCAATCATGTAAATCAACGTGTATTAACAACCAGCCAACTAGCTGAATCATACGGGACTAATTCAGATAAGATCAGCTACAACTTTAATTACAACGAGTCTCGGTACAAGGAAGGTAAACACTACTTTCTTTTAACTGGAGAAGAACTCAAAGCATTCAAAATAGCGAACCGTGAATTTCAAGGTTCGATAAACAAACTTTACTTATGGACTGAAAAAGGAGCTTGGCTTCATGCAAAATCACTTAATACAGATCAAGCTTGGGAAGCATACGAAGCCTTAGTAGACGATTACTATCGGATAAAGGAAGTTCAGGCTGTCCCTTCCTACATGATCGACGACCCAATAGCACGAGCTCAACAATGGATCGAAGAGCAGAAAGCCAAGCAAGCAATCGAAACCAAGGCATTGATGCTGGAACAACGTGTAGCAGAGTACGAACCACAAATGAGATATCTCGATACGATCCTTAGATCAAAAGGAACAATGACAATCACACAGATCGCTAAGGATTACGGTATGAGTGGACAAGCCTTAAATCAGATCTTGCACGAAGAGAAAGTCCAGTATAAGCAAAACAAACAATGGCTTCTGTACCGCAATTATCACGCTGAGGGTTACACCAAGTCAGAAACGATTGATATTGTACGCAGCAATGGTGATCCAGACGTGACTTTAAACACTCGATGGACTCAAAAGGGCAGATTGTTCATTCATGAGATTTTAAAACATCGAGAGATCGTTCCTGTAATGGATCGGGTTAAGGTAGCCAATTAAGAGAGGAGAATGTATATGAAAGGATTAGAACAAGTGAAGCTAACACGAGAAGATCTAATCGAGATTTTTGGCGATAAGGAGAAAGCAATCAGAGAGATTGAAAAGGTATTTTCTGAACACGAATCTATAGAAACAGTTATTTTAGATCCAAATAGCTGGGTAGGTAAAGAGTTGCTGTGGCAGTCAATGAAAATGATCGAGTTGCAGCGAGGCATGATGGACCTCGCCGCAAAATTGAATCAAATTACTGAACAATTACACAAGACCGAGTAGTTCTTTGATAACTTCGTACTCTTCGCTTAATTTTTCGAATTCGATGTTTGACCATTGATGACTATGATCTGTGCGGATGTTTGTCATCACTTCTTTAATAAACACATCGAATTGGCTGAAGAAATTATCAATTTCGTCTTGCTCGAATGTATCAAGATTGCAGGAGTATATAGCGCGAGCAGAGTTCATGTAAGAGCTTGCGATTGAGAGATGGCCTACGATTACCGACTCACGCGGGTTTGTCTTGAAAATTTCATCGTGTGCGTACTGTGCATTAGCGAATGCCTTTGCAATAGGAATGCTAATTTTCTGTTTTTGACTCATATCTAACATGATTTTCCACCTCCTTTCAATGAAGTCTGGACAACTCTATTGTATAGAGAAATGGAACTATATTACAGAAAATTTTATCGAAAGGAGAAATGAACATGTATCGAGGCGGAAAGTTATCTAACGGCAGGTTGTATGTAAAGATTGATGGCTTATGGGTTAGTTTGAAGGCAGCTGCTGAACATGAAAAAGAGCGCAGGTTGTATGGAAATTACACAGTTTAGAGAGGGGGATGTAAATGAACCAAACAAATAGTATCTCAGAAGAAAAACGCCAATGGATGGAAGAAGTCGGGATTGTAGAGCTGAAGCAACCAATGAAGTTTTTGGATACCGGCAGTATGATGCTGTATTCAGAAGACTATCTAAAGAATACCCCGCTCGAAGAAATCAAAGCGGGGAACGAAAAAGCATTACAGCGGGAATCAAAGACTTCACCCCCTAAACAAAAGGGATAGCAGCTTTGATTTTCCCTAAATAGTCTAGAACTTCACTGACTTTTCCTTTGAAACGATTTTCCATGTAAACAATAGCTTGATCAGTCAGTATGTTGAAATATGCTATGTTGTCGCCTTTTTGGATGTTCAACATACCCAGTCGTCCCAATTCCCAACAGGTTTCGTCGACATCTTCTGGATTCATTTTAGTGATAAGTGATTGTTGTATTTCCAAGGAACTACCGAAAAGCTTAGCTTGCGTCTTGGGTATCCCGTTTTCTCTCTTTTCAAGATATGACTTGTATAGCAAGCACAGTAAAGAATCTGCTTCCTTTGTAAGTTTAACATCCATTAATAAACCTCCTTTCACTAATGATGTGTCTCGACAACTATCATTTTAGCTGGAAAGGAAAATAATAGAAAGTAGGATGACAATGGAAAAACGCTTCACATCAATTTTACTCATCACAGCAATCTTATTGTTCATCATCTCGGTTATCAACACGATTAAAGGAAACGTGGAAGCAGCTTCAACTGGGTTGATCTTCGCAATTATAAATCTGCTTATCCTTAATTTCATATCCACTGGAGGGGCTTTAGATGAACAAGCGAATGAGCGCGAATCGACTAAGGAAAGTAATCGCTGAACTAGCATCAATTCAACGGTCAGTACCCAGCTATGAAAGCGATCATGTAGTGTTATCAACGATCATCGATCGCACTGAAAGACTACAAGCCAAAATGTTGAAGGAGGTTCTTACTAAATGATCATTAAAGCGAAAACGTGGCAAGCATTAACGAGCGGTGAACGGTTGTCAGCACTTGATTATATGGTGTATCTAACTCAACGCAGATGGGCTGAAAAACGAACAGAGGGAAGTGGTCTTAATGGATAGATTCGAACAAGGTTTAACGGACCCGCAAGAAGCAAAGGTATTCTGTGAATGTATGTATTGTGGTGGCGAGATATACGAAGGTCAAGTGCACACGGTTGCTGGAAATGAGTCGTACTGCAACATGAAATGTTTTGCGGAATCAATCGGAGCTGTCACAATCACAGCAGGTGAGGGGTGATGAGGTTGCCAGTCAGAATTAACGCCAGTTTTGATCCGAAAGCACAGTACGCCATGTCAAAGTGTGGAGGAAGCATGGTGAACATCAAGGGGAAGGAAATGTTCTACTTTAGTAATCAGATTATGTACAACGAGTATCGCAGACTTTTAAGAGAGTCCAAAAAGTAATTTAGCCGCGGGGTAGGAGCCGCAGCTAAGTTGTAACTTTTAAACATTAATTTATCGGAATTATACCACATTATCGGGAGGATTTAATAGATGTCATCTAACCACTTAGCGGTAATCCATAGCAATCTTGATAAATTGCTTGAATCAAAGAAAGACGCAGTGCCACGCAGCTTCAATAAAACTCGATTCATGCAGAATTGTATGACAGTGCTCCAGGACACAAACGGCGTTGATAAATGTGAGCCAGTCACTGTGGCACGAACATTATTAAAAGGTGCTTTCCTTGGTTTGGACTTCTTCAATAAAGAGTGTTATTGCATCGTTTACGGCGGACAAGCTCAGTTTCAGACGGACTACAAAGGCGAGAAGAAGCTCGCCAAGAAGTACAGCGTTCGTCCAGTGAAGGACATTTACGCCAAGTTAGTCCGTGAAGGAGACGACTTCAAAGAAGAAGTGAAAGATGGTCAGCAAACCATTCAGTTCATTCCACAGCCATTTAATGACGGCAAGATTCTCGGAGCATTTGCTGTTGCATTATTTGAAGATGGTGGACTGATTTACGAGGTAATGTCAGCTTCAGAGATTGAAGCGACACGTAAGAATTACTCCAAGCAAGCCAACGGACAAGCATGGACCAAGAGTGCTGGAGAGATGTATAAGAAGACCGTATTACGTCGCTTATGCAAAAACATCGAACTAGACTTTGACACGATAGAGCAAGCACAAGCCTTCGAAGACTCTAGCGACTTTGATATGACGAAAGAGCCTAAACCTGAGCAGAACAGTCCGTTGAATGTCGTAGATGCTGAATACGAGGTAATCTCCGATGAAGCTGAACAAGAGTAACTATTACAGCCGAGAAGCCAATCGCCATTACATGTCTGTGAGCCAGTTTAAGAGCTTCCTGCCCGCCTTTGGTGGGTGTGAAGCTCAGGCTACGGCGATGATCAATGGAGAGTACGAACAGTCTTATAGTCAGGCGTTCATGGAAGGTCATTACGTACACTCCTGGAACGAAGGAACGCTTGATGAATTCAAAGCAAACAATCCTGATCTATACAGCAGTCGCGGAGCAACCGCAGGGCAGCTTAAGGCGAACTTCCAACACTGCAATAAGATGATCGAGGTATTAGAGAACGATCCGTTAGTTATGAAAGCGTTGGCTGGAGATAAGGAAGTCATCATGACAGCAGAACTGTTCGGGATTCCGTGGAAGATCATGCTTGATAGCTATAACCCGAGCGTTGGAATATTCGCAGATTTGAAGGCACTCAAAGAGATGGACGGCAAGTGGTGGAACAAAGATGCACAGGCTTATGAGAACTTCCTAGACCACTACGGCTACACGATTCAAATGGCTGTGTATTCCGAGATCGAGAAGCGGTTTACAGGTCGCTCTGAATGGCTCTTACCACATATGGTTGTGGTGACTAAGCAAGACCCTCCCGATCATGAGATTATCTATTTCGACTTTGATGTGATCGAAGCCAGCCTGCGGATCGTTGAGAACAACATCGAACGAGTTAAGCAAGTAAAGGCAGGAGCTGCCGAACCGATCCGTTGCGAAAAGTGTGATTATTGCCGGTTGACCAAGAAGATTAAAAGAATAAAGCACTGCTCAGAGTTGAGCTTGTACTAGGAGGAATAACAATGCTAAATCGAGTGATATTGATCGGACGTTTGACACGTGATCCTGAGTTAAGGTACAGCAATTCAGGGAATGCGGTAGCTAAATTTACGATTGCTTGTGATCGTCGTGGTGAAGACGGTGCAGATTTCATCCAAGTTGTAACTTTCAAACAGACTGCCGAAGCATGCGCAAAGTATCTCAGTAAAGGAAAGTTAGTAGCTGTAGAAGGAAGATGGCAAACAGGCAGCTATGAGAATAGCGAAGGGAAAAAGGTTTACACGAATGATTGCATTGCTGATAACGTTCGCTTCTTAGAACGCAATCAAACAGAATCCACAACAAACAGTGGACAACCAGTGGATAAACGAGATCCATTTCATGATGATGGCAAACCAATTAATATAAGCGACGATGATTTGCCGTTCTGAGGTGATGGGACATGACAATGCCTTTTCATCCTCAACCAAAGACGAAGGCGCTTAGAAATGTTCGTATAAAGCAAACGCAGAAGCAGATGGGCGATATTAGCCCGTCTGTGGACGCTGAACTAAAGGTAAGGTCACATGGTCTATGTGAACGCTGTGGAAAGGCTAGAGCGACCGAGAGAGCGCATCTAACTGGACGTAAGCAGTTGGAATGGAAGACCACAGCAGCGGACCTGCTGCACCTTTGCACAGCATGCCATGACTGGCTGGACGAAACACCAGAGGGTATACAAACACGGCGCATGATGGCGACTGTAATGAACTACGAATTGAGACGGTTTCAAAGTAGGTGAGTACGTGTCAGGATTCATAAAACTGCATCGAAAGATCCAAGAGCACTGGATTTACCAAGAAAAACGCAAGTTCTCCCGATACGAAGCGTGGCTCGACATGCTGATGATGGCTAATCATAGAAAGAATAAATTCTTGCATGGTAGCGAATTGGTCGAAGTTGAGAAAGGTCAGTTCGTTACCTCAGAAGTAAAGTTAATGGAACGGTGGGATTGGGGAAAAAACAAACTTCGACTTTTCTTCGACTTGCTAGAGAAAGATGGAATGGTTATCAAAAAATCGGACCGCAAACGAACCACGATAACCATATGTAACTACGGGCTTTATCATACTTTTGAAACCACAGACGGACCACAGACGGACTGTGAGCGGACTGATAACGGACTGATAACGGACACAAACAAGAATGAAGAGAATGTTGAGAATGAAAAGAATGATAAGAAAGTAAAACCATTATCTCGGAACAAGACCTATTCCGAGGACTCTGTTGAATACAAAATGGCATTATACCTTCATACAAAAATAATGGAACATGCCAATGAATCAGGAGTTGCCCACTTGGTTGAAAAAGCTAATCTGCAGAAATGGGCTGACGATTGCAGAAAGCTACTAGAGATCGACAAGGTAGACAAAGCATTAATCAAAGACGTAATCGATTGGACCACATCCCATAGCTTTTGGAAATCCAACATTCTCAGTGCTTCGAAACTAAGAGAGAAGTTTCAAGACTTAGCGATCAAGATGAATAGCACCAAACCAAAACAAGAAGATCGGCTGGACTTTATAAATGACCTGTAAGGAGTGAATGTCTTGGAGAAGGACAGTGCCAAGAAGGTTCTTTTCAAACTAGCTGCATGTTACCCGAACTGGAACGTGAATGAGGGTATCGCAAAAGTATGGATTGAAGAACTGATGAAAGCAGAACACGAGCACGTTATTGCTAACGCAGACGAATACATCCGCTCTAATAAATTCCCACCAAGTCTTTCTGACATCATCAAGAACAACCCACGCATAGATGCACAACGACAAATTGAATCCACTAGACAGATGATTGACCGCAAAGAAGAATATGTTGCACCACCTTGGATACGAGAAGGCATAAGCCGTGAAGAGTGGATGCGTAAGGTTATGGGTGGACGCTCATGAGTTATCACAATCTAGAAGCTGAGCGTTCGGTGTTAGGATCGATACTCTTAAAACCCGAACTGGTCCATGAAACAAGTATGACAGGTGAAGAGTTTTCATCAGAATCCCACCAAGCACTATTTGGAGCAATGTTATCACTCAGAGACAATAACCAATCAGTAGACATTGTTCACATGGCTCAGGAGATGGGATCAGAGTTAGAAAGACATGGCGGTGTAGGGTACCTGTTGAACCTGTCAAACACGGTACCCGCCATAACAGCATTCGGGGACTACGAGAAGATAGTCAAAGAAAAACATATACTCCGTACTGGCATGAACTTACTACGGCAAGTAATGACAAGCGAGTACAGCGACCCGAAGACATTCGCAGCCGAGATCATGAGCATTGCTGAAACGGTGGAAGTCGGAGCGAACACCAGCGATGATTTCATACACATCAGTAATGACATCATCAACCACTATGACGCACTTTGTGACAAGGCATCTAGGGGAAAGGGATTGGGACACAGCACAATATGCGGTGATATGGATAAGCTACTCGGCAAGTGGCAGAAGCAGACGCTGAACATCATCGCAGCTCGCCCATCAATGGGAAAGACAGCTTACCTTTTATGCAATGCACTGGCAAACGCTAAACAAGGCGACACGGTAGCGATATTCAGCCTTGAAATGTCTAGGTTTCTACTCTATGACCGAATGTTAGCAGCAGAGTGCATGATAGACGGGCTACGGATCAAGAACGCAACCCTTCAAGAAGACGAGTGGGAAAAGTACACGCTAGGGCTTGGGAGACTCGGAGAGTTGGACATCTACATCGATGAAAGTAATGCGAAAACGATACACGAAATCAGATCCCAGGTACGGAAACTAAAAAAGCAACATGAAAACTTGATCGTGTATATCGATTACTTACAACTCATAAACGGTGGGAGCAAATACAACAGTCGCAGCCGAAACGAAGAAGTCGGGTACATCAGCGGTATGTTGAAACAAATGGCACGAGAGAATGATTGTCCTGTTATCGCGCTCGCACAATTAAACCGAAGCCTAGAAAACCGTCAAGATAAACGCCCAATGATGTCAGACCTTCGAGAGTCAGGCAACATCGAACAGGATTGGTTAAGTATAACGGACCCGCAATACCTTGAGGTAGGTGAAAAATATGGGTTCCAAATACAACGTTTTTATTCCGAGTGTCAAATGGTTGCATAGTCAGAACAAAACGGATGGAGAAATAGCGGAATGTGTTGGGATTGATCATAGAAGAGTTGCCGATATCCGCAAGAAAATTGGATTACCTGGCAACCATTCCTCTGAAAAGCCAATCACATTAACTGACATACAAAAACAGCTATTAATCGGCGGAATCATTGGAGATATGTGTATTTTTAAAGACAAGGCTGCCAAATATCACAGAATGAACTTGGCACATTCAATTAAGCAAAAATCATATCTTCTGTTTAAGGCGAATCTTCTGGGAGCATTATTCTCTGAACCGTATGAAAGAAAATGGATTGATCAGCGAACTAAGAATGAATATCGCGAGATCAGAATTCAGAGCATAACCCACAGACTTTTCACTGATTTATACAACAAGTGGTATAAGAATGGAAGGAAAATTATGCACGACGATGTATGGAGCCTTGATGATCTTGGTCTAGCAATCACCTATTTCGATGATGGATTTATTTCAAGTAGGGGTTATGAAATTAGTCTCCAAGATTATGCAACAGACGATATTTATAAGTTTGCTGATGTGCTGAGGGAGAAATTCGGGTTGTCTTGTACAGTCCCTGGACTGACCCAAAGTGTATATATCAAAGCCGAAAGTGCCGAAAGATTCCGCGAAATCCTAAGACCGTTTCTGACCAAAGACACTGAATATAAACTGTAGTCCTGTCTAAACCGGGTGAATTGCTGGAAAGCTGAGATGCCAATCAGCAGCCAAGCCATACAGGAATGTGTGGAAGGTTCAACGACTAACAGCGTACCACTAGACCAGTGATGAGGCTGACACGAGCGCCCGGCACCGTCAAAACGGTGATGATATAGTCTGAGCTTACGTGAAAATGAAGCGTAAGAAGCAAAGGATAAAGAGCCTTTGTGGTAACAAAACTGGCAGATACAATCACCTTCCTGTACCGAGACGACTATTACAACAAAGAGACGGAAAGCAAGAACGTTATAGAGTTAATCATTACTAAAAATCGAAATGGACAAGTCGGTACGGTGGAAATGGTGAACTTGAAACAATATTGCAAGTTTGTACCTTACCACGAAGTACACGCTTAAGGAGGATAAACAATGAACTGGACGGAAGCAACGACACTGGAACTATGTCACATTATCATGTGGGACGAAAAGGCAACGGAAGAAGAGAAGCGAGCTGCAGGACAGGAACTATTCTCACGGATCGGAGAAGGAAGGTGAAAACAAATGCCACACACAGAAGCGAGAAAACACTTTAGGATCTGTAAAGTATGCCGTAAACGATATGCGAGACGATATTTTGATAAACACAAGTGTGTCAGCAAGGAATTAAGCCCATACGCCAAATGTGAGCCTGTTACAGCCGTTTCAAAAGTAAATATGATCAATCATACCAACGAACCTAAGAACGCTACAGAAAGTAAAATAATGCCATCTAAGAAGCCGAGGAAATCACATAGGGAAATCGGAGAAAGCTACCGACCGATTGCCACAGTATCAAAAATGAAAAACGGTGTTGAAAGTGTGCTAATCATTCGGGGATTGCGGTATGTACTTGAACATCCAAACCAACACAAGCAAGGAAAAAAAGTAAGGAGCTGATAAAGTGATTCAATTTACGGTCTATGGCGATCCAGTGGCACAAGGAAGACCAAGGTTTTCAAACCGTGGAGGATTCATTAAGGCATATGATCCTCAGAAATCACGAGATTTCAAGGACTATGTAAGACTAGCAGCTAGTGAACATGCTCCTGATCAACTCTTGGACGAACCTCTCAATCTTGAAGTGACATTTTATCGACCGATCCCAAAGAGTTTCAGCAAGAAGAAAACGAAGGAAGCAGAGAATGGAGAAATACTGCCGACAAGTAAGCCAGATATAGATAACTATCTCAAAGGAGTAAAGGACGCTCTCAGCGGTATCATTTGGCGGGATGACAACTGCATAACTGACGTGTTCATGCGAAAGAGGTACAGCAATCGTCCACGCATAGAAATCACTGTTAAGAAAGCGGTGGACCAATGAAAGACAAAAAGATGACCATCAACCAAACCATGAATGAGATACACAAAGCCTATGACTTCATCGAAAAGTGTTCCCTGGCATCGATGGAAACAACCTTGAGAAAAGTATTCGGATTCGGACCAACAAGAATAGAGCGTTTCAAAGAAACTTATCTTGAGCGGTTCGGAGAAGAAACAGCAGCCGAGTGCGACCGGATCAGATCACAACTTAAACGAAAAGTTAAATAACCAGTAAACACAACTGGTCGTAACCTTTTACAACCCAAGAATAGAACATATGTACTTATAAAACCAATAAATGGAGGCTGAAAGATGCAAGTATATGACTTTTATATAACTCCAACAGATTACGAAATAGCATCTGAAAACAACATAAGCGCTAAGACACTTGAAGCGAGAATAAGGGATTTAGGATGGAACAAAGAAAGGGCACTTAACCAAGAGGTCCGAAGAAAGTCAGATCGGAAATATTGGGCGAAGGTAGCTGAATCCAACGGCATCAGTTATAACGCATTTACAAACCGAGTAAACGCTGGCGGTTGGGATATGGAAAGAGCAGCTACACAACCGCTACAAGATAAGAAAAAACAAATAGCCTATATGCGCCAAAAGCGAATGAAGTATCCGAGAGAGATCGTTGAATTAGCTAAGTCTAACGGCATTCAATATCGCACATTTCATCAAAGAGTGTATACCGGTTGGGACATGATGAAAGCCGCAACAACACCAATAATGAGTGCAAGTGAGTGCGGACGTTTATCGAAGCAAGCGAACGAATTGAACATGAGATGGTTATTCCCGAAGGTCATGAGTTGAGAGAGATGGAGTTAGCTGTAGAGTACGATCCGACAGGACGAATGAAATATCATCCCGATTACCATTCAAAGCGTGGAGAAAAGTTCACAGATGATGAATTGTGTTACCTTGCCAAGTTCTACGAATCTGACGGAAAAGCGTCAATCTCTCTCGCTCTAGATCGGCCAGAGAGTGCAGTGCAAACAAGGTTCATAAGACTCGTTAAAGATGGAACAATCGATTATTATCGCAAGTTGGAATTATACATTTAATCAAGGGCAAAGCCCATAAGGAGAGATAAACGGATGGAAAGATATTTTATCGTTACTGAACAAAGCAAACTTCGCAAAGATTGGTTTGCTTATAAAGAGAACCGTGAAAAAGTCATTGAGTTATATAAGCAATATACGGAGCAGGCTGGAATTGAATCCCGCGAATACTACGTGTCTGACGATGAGATTTATATCATACCAACTGAAAAGGACTCAACCAAATTTCTACCGTTATTGTGTAATCCAATTAACGACGGACTTTGCAAGTTCAAAGCATCGTCCAAGATTGCAAAGGGATGGATCAAAGCTTTAAAAGATGCTGATTTGAAAGTACAGCAAAAGCCGATGGTTATTCTCTACTTCAAGTCATTCGGCGGAAGATACCGTAGTCGGATTTTCGATCATAACGACGCAGTGTACTGTTCAATTAATCCAGCAGGAGAGGTAATTCCAGAAGGATTCATCGAGATAAAGGCAAGTGAGTTTTTTAAGATTGTCGAGGAAATTAATTAATCGCCTACAGGCAAAGGAGACAAAACATGAAAGTTATATTAATGGCTAAGACGCAATTAACAGAACAGTTTATCAACGAATACTCACCAAACGTACCAGCATCGGACAATGAAAAGTTAGCACTAATCGCTATTCGAAATTGTTACAGCCCACTAAAGCCAAGCGAAATATTACACGCTGAATCTGAACGATATTTTGGTGACAAAGCGAACGGAGAGCGCCTATTCAAACAGATCGCAAACAGTAAGCACACATCCACCATGGAACATATACACTTTGCATTCAGTGTTGAGGACATCAGCCGAGCAGCATTAGCACAGTTAACAAGGCATCGTCACTTTGGATTCAGTGTTAAGTCACAACGCTATGTGAAATATGGTAGTGGTGACAAGTCAGGTGGTTTTGATTATGTAACACCAGCAAGCGTAACAGGCGGTAAAGCACATGAGATATATGACGACTTCATGCACATAGCACAAGAAACATATGACCGCTTACGAGAGGCAGGAATACCAGCAGAAGACGCACGGAATGTGTTACCTAATGCAGCGACAACTCATATTGTTATGAGCGGAAATCTACGAGCGATATTAGAGTTTTACGGCAAGCGTCAGGAAGGACGAGGCGCACAAGCTGAGATAGCTGAATTGGCCGAGAAAATGCGGCAACTGGTGCAAGAGTGCGAACCTTGGACGGCACACTTTTTCGATGTTCAATAATAGAGCGGAGGGGTAACGATGACAAAGTTTAAGGTCGGGGATAAAGTAAGGGTCAATATTAGTGAAGTGGCTGACGGGGCTTACAAGGAGACTTGCCTTAATCCAATGATGCGAGGTTACGATGGGAGAGAGTCACAAATAACAAAAGTAAGACCTGTGTATTTGAGAGACGGTAAACTTGTAGGATCCTACACATTAAATTTAGATGATGACGAGTACCTGTGGAGTTGGCATGAGGATTGGTTAGAACCAATTGAAGAGCCGACCACAGATCAGGTAACGGCACACAACATTCTGTTATCAGCAAGTCAGCACATGATAGACCGAGGCAAGACCTACGACAAGGAAGGCGGAGAACGCAGTATGAGCGCAACTGTAGAAGCGTTCAAGGCAGTTACAGGCATAGACCTAACCGAGTCCCAAGGATGGACGTTCATGGCGCTATTAAAGGCTGTAAGAGCCAATCAACGCACAGCCTATCATGCGGACAGTTATGAAGATATGGCAGCATATGTGGGACTAGCTGCAGAAGCCAAAGCACAGGAGGGATATACGAATGAAATCAATTAACGAACTGGTACAAGAAGCACACGAGAACGCAATCTCAAAAGGTTGGTGGGAAGAAGATCGTAGCTTCGGTGAACTAATCGCACTTATACATTCGGAACTATCAGAAGCTTTAGAGGACTATCGCAGAGGTAAACACACCGATGAAGTATGGTATGAGGGGAATCATGAAGGAGAGAAGGTGTGGAGCTACATTAAAGATGATAAATGTCAAAAGCCATGTGGAATCCCATCCGAACTGGCAGACGTAGTGATACGAATCTTTGACACATGCGGACGGTACGGCATTGACCTAGAAAAAGCAATAGCTGAAAAGATGGCATATAACGCAACGAGATCACACAAACACGGCGGAAAGGTAATATGAGGGCTATGCCCTCTAAGGAGGATAACGGAATGAAAATGGAGGACAAGCCATGAAAATAAAAGCAAAGACACATTGGGTATGGACACAACAAGGAGCTAATGCATACAACAAAGTTTCGGGCGAACCAGTATACGAGCCTTATACACATAACGCACCTGTAGACATGATAAACAGCGGATATATCATAGACAGCACAGAATACACAGGACAAACGGATCTATTCTCAGCATTGGAGGGATAACATGGAACAAAGTTGTCTATTCAAACTCAATGAACGTGAGACGTGGAGAAGAGTCGAGGAAAGGTTAGAATCAGCAAGACTCTATAAACGTTTCGGGTTTATCCGTCGAGAAGCAAAGATTACAGCCGTATACAGTGACATGCCACGCTCAGGCGGCACAAGCGATCAAACAGCAGACATATCTATTTACAACGTAGATCGGGAAGAACTACTCCAACAACAGTACGATCAAGTCATGAGAGCAGTAGGCAGACTAAGTAAGATACAGCGTAGAATCATTGAGGAACGTTACTTAGGGGATGAAGATGTAATAGACATAAACGTATACGTAAACATGCACATGAGTGAGCGATCATATTACTATGCCAAAGCTAAGGCAATGTACAGACTGGCGTATGCGTTACGATTAGAAGCGTATGAGGAAGTAACTTAAAATCATTGCAGACTTTTTGCAGTTTTCTTGCAGGTCATTAGGCAATAATCCATGTAAGATACTAATATAGACGAATAAGGGAAAGGCGCGGACAACTAAGCCAAAGAGCGGATACCGCGCATAGCGTCTAAACACAGTCACTCTAACCGAGTGGCTTTTTATTTTGTCTAGAAAGGAGCGTTTACATGAAAGTAGGAGACATCGTAAAGCACTATGGCATGGTCGGTGTAGAGGGACCCGTCACAGAGATAGAAGAAGACGGTACAGTCCATGTGCAAGCGCCATTTGGTAAATACTTTGCTCCAGAGGTTGAATGGGAACTGATTGAAGATGAGACACCAAAGAGAAATAGGAAACAGAAATGAAACCATGGGCAAGATCATTCTATAAAGGGAAAGCGTGGCGCAAATGCCGTGACGCTTATTTTACATTGAGACATGGGCTGTGTGAGAGATGTCATTCATCAGGTAAGATAGTGCATCACACTGTTTACCTAACGCCTGAGAATATCAGCGACCCAAACATATCTCTCAATCATGGCAAGTTGGAATTACTTTGTCAGGACTGCCACAACAAAGAGCATCATGCAAATGAGATAGTCGAATATGGTTTGAGGTTCGATGAGAACGGCGACCTTGTGCAGATGTCGAAAGGCGAAAAAGCAGGAGGCAACCCCCCATCACTTTAGAGGGATGAAGCAAATAGGGGAC